CGGACGTAATCCACCTGCGCCGCCACTTCTACGACAACGACATGCTGGGCAGTCCGAACACGCCTGTGAATACCACACTTTCGGTAATTCACACGACACGGGAAGGGCTGGCTCAGGCGGTGAAGACGTCCGCGCATCTGCGTGGGATTCTTAAGTTTTCTGGGATGCTCAAAGAGGACGATATCAAGGCTGCTCGGGATCGTTTTGTCAACGAATATCTGTCGGTTCAAAATACCGGGGGCATTGCGGCGACCGACGCAAAGGCGGAATATATCGAGCTCAAAAACGACCCCAAAATGGTCGATGCCGACCAGATGAAAGAGCTCCGGGACACGGTGTTCCGCTATTTTGGCATCAGTGAAAACATCGTGATGGGCAAATACACCGAAGATGAGTGGAACGCGTTCTATGAGTCGACCATCGAGCCCATCGCGCTGCAGCTCAGCCTGGAATTCACGAGCAAACTGTTCAGTGACCGTGAAATCGGGCACGGCAACGAAATCGTGTTCGAGGCCAACCGGCTCCAATACGCGAGCGTCAGCACGAAGCTGGCGCTCGTCGCGATGGTTGACCGCGGCGCCATGACGCCGAATGAATGGCGCGAAGTGTTCAATCTGTCGCCCATCGAGGGCGGCGACGTGCCGATCCGACGGCTGGACACCCGGCCGACGAATGAAAATCTGGAAGGTGGTGACGGCGATGCCGATTCCGGCACCGCAGCAGAATGAAACGAAGGATGAATTCATCCAGCGCTGCATGTCCGACGAAGCCATGCTGGCCGAATATCCTGACGAGGCTCAGCGATACGCGATTTGCCTTGCCCAGTGGGATGGACAGCGCTCTTCGGTATATCCGCAGCGGGAAATCCGCATGGCGGAAATCAGGGCTCTGGAGCCTGCTGGTGATGGACAGGAAATGATCGTCGAAGGTCGGGCCGTCGTCTACGAGAGCCCGACCGTTCTGTTTGAGATTGACGGCCGCAAATACTATGAGGTCATCGCTCGCGGCGCTCTGGATGGCGCCGATCTGCGGGACGTGCCGTTCAAGTACAACCACAGCGACAGCGTCATGGTGATGGCGCGGACCCGTAACAAGACGCTGGAGCTCATCCCGGACGATCAGGGTCTGCTCGTGCGGGCCAGGCTGGCGAACACGACGACCGGCCGCGATCTGTACGAGCTCATCAAGCGGGGCGACGTGGACAAGATGTCCTTTGCCTTCACGGTGGCCGAAGACAGTTACGACCGCGATACGCGCACCCGCAGAATTCTCCGATTCAAGCGAATCTGGGACGTGTCGGCGGTGGATACCCCGGCTTACGACCAGACATATATCAGCGCACGAAGCTGGTTCGCGGCGCAGGCGGAGGCCGAGCGCCAGGCGGCGGAGGCCGCTGCGAGACGGCGGAGGGTGCTGATCACAAAAACTTATTTGTGAGGTGTTGAAAGGTGAACATCAAAAAAAGACTTCAAGAAATCGAGGCTCGCAAAGTCGAGTTGAGGAGCATTCTGGAAAACGACGAAAAGGCGGATCTGGACGCCATCGAAACCGAACTCAAGTCTCTGGCAGACGAAGAAAAGGAATTGCGGCGCCGGCTTGACGTGGCTGCTGGCATTCAGGCCGGCACGGTCGAAGCTCGCGGCATCGAATCCATCGCGCGTCTGGAGAAAGCAGAATCGCGCGATGTAGACCCGCACGACACGATGGAGTACCGCCGGGCGTTCATGGAGTACGTGACGCGCGGCAAGAAGTCGGATGTCCTGGAATTCCGGGCCGACGAAACGACGTTGCCGAGCGACATTGGCGCCGTCATCCCGACAACGATCCTGAACCGTATCGTCGAGAAGATGGACGAATACGGCCGGATCTGGAGCCGAGTGACGAAGACCAGCATCCAAGGTGGAGTGGAGATCCCGGTTTCGACGGCGAAACCCACCGCGGTGTGGCTTGCGGCCGGTCAGGTGGCGGAAAAGCAGAAGAAGGTCGTCAACGCGAAGATCAGCTTCTCCTATCACAAACTGCAAGTCCGCGTGGCTGTCGAGCTTGTTGCTGGTACGGTGGCGCTGCCGGTGTTCGAGGCGACGGTGGCCGACAACATCGCCGAGGCGATGGTCAAGGCACTGGACGCTGCTATCATTTCCGGCACTGGAACCGGCCAGCCGCTCGGCATCGCGAATCACAATGTTCCGTCTTCCCGGGTGGCCACGCTGTCGCCGGAAGACTTCGGCAAGTACGAAACGTGGCCGGCGGTGTTCGCGAAAGTTCCGCGTTCGTATCGCTCCGGCGTGGCGCTCATCGTGAACGATGCCGACTGGCACAAATACATCGTCGGCATGACTGACACCACCGGCCAGCCGATTGCCCGCGTGAACTACGGTCTGGATGGTACGATCGAAGAACGGTTCCTCGGCCGCGAAGTCATCGCCGTCGAGGACCTGCTGCCGTCCATCGACGAGGCGGATGCCGGTGAAGTGGTCGGCATCTTGGTCCGGCTGTCGGACTACATGGTCAATAGCAACATGGCGATCACGTATCGTCGCTATTTCGATGAAAACACCGACGAATGGATCTCTAAAGCGACGATGATCGCTGATGGCAAGCTGGCCGATCCGAATGGCGTTGTGTTGATCAAGAAAGCATCCAGCTGAAGGGATGGGTAGTCATGGCGCTGTTGGATGATGTGAAGCTGGCGCTGCGCATTACCAGCAGCGCCTTTGATTCTGAAATTGACGATTTGATCGCTGCGGCCCGCGCCGACCTCAGACTATCGGGAGTGGACCCCGCGAAAGCTGATGCCGACGACCCCGATGCGCTGATAAAGAGGGCCGTTATCACCTATTGCAAAGCTCACTTCGGACTTGACAATCCAGAAGCGGAGCGTCTGCAACATTCTTACGACATGCTCAAGGCGCACCTGACACTTTCGCGCGAATACACGTCGGCTGGTGACACGCCATGATGTGGCGTGATACTGTGAAACTGATCAAACTCGTCTACGACTACAACGAGTATAACGAGCCGATTGAAACCTACGTGGAGCGCGAAGTATTCGCGAATAAAAAGTCAGTGCGTCAAAGTGAGTTTTATCAAGCGCTCGCCGCTGGCATGAAAGCTGAAATCATGTTCGAAGTGCGTCTGGTCGATTATGAGGGTGAACTTCGCCTGAAATACGGCGACAATGTGTACGATGTCACCCGCACTTATGAGCGCAACGGCGAGATTATCGAGCTAGTTTGCGCCACGATGGAGTGAACAACCGATGGCGCGGAAAAGTGAAATCGTCGGCATGAAGGAACTGGAACGTGCGTTCCGTGAACTCGGGAAAGTGCCACAATCGGCGGCAACGAAGTCGGCGCGTGCCGGTGGTCAGATTGTATTGAAAGCGGCACGTGCAAATGCTCCGGTTGACACTGGGGAATTGCGCGACGGCATCATCCTGAAGCGAGAGAAAACCCGTGTTCGCGGCAAGGCGGTCTATGACGTGATGATGGACCCGGCCAAGAACGACATCTTTGTAAAGACAACGAAAGACGGCAAGCGGTATTATTACCCGGCGTCGCAGGAATACGGCTTTCTCACGCGGGACGGTGGATATGTTCCGGGCTATCGCTTTTTGCGCCGGGCGATCGACGAGAACGCGAATCAGATTGAACAACGCATTCTCGAGGTGGCTGGCAAAGAAGTAGACAAAGCTTTGCGGAAAGGGCGGTGATTGGAGTGGCGGGTTTGGAAGTCACCGTAAAGATAGCGGATACGGAAGTGTTTCAAAACATGCTCAATCTGTTCCAAGAAATCGCCAACGATGAAAGCATTCCGGAAGAGAAGCGGAAATGCATTGTTGACCGGTTGTTGGAAATCGGGGCGATCAAAGAATGAGCTTCGAACCGGCACTTGTGCAGGAATTGAAAACCATATCGGCGCTTGAGAACCGGATTTACCCGCTCACCGCGCCGGAAGCAACTGCGTCTGGCGGCGTCCCGTACCTGATTTACGCCTCCAGCGAAGGACTGCGAGACAAATCGCTCGGCGGCTACCTTAAGTCAAAGGAAGTCCGCGCAGAACTCAACATCATAGCCAAAAAGTACAGCGACATGAAGGCGATCACGAAACAGGTGATCGCCCTTTTAATTACCTTCGAGGGGCGGCAAATCGGAACGGACGGGCCGTTCATCGAGGAATTGACCTATCAGATGCCTGTCGAGATGTACGAATCGCAGCCGGATTTGCACCGGTGCATTATTGAATTATCAGTATTTTTCGGGGAGGAATGAGGGGTGTCGAAGAAAGCTACTCGTTCTATCGGAACGAAACTGAAAATTGGACTGAATTTCGTGGCCGACTTGTCCAGTATCGGATCGCCGTCGATGACGACGGAAGAACTGGATGTCACCACGCTGGACAGCGAAGGTGGCTTCCGCGAATTCATCGCTGGATTCACTGATCCCGGAGAAGTGGCGATCTCCGGGTATTTTGTGCCCAGTGATGTCGGTCAGGCCGAACTGATCGCCGCGATGAAATCCAAGGAAATCCAAGACTTCGAAATCATCTATCCGCCGCAACTCGGCGCATCCTGGAGATTTCAGGGCTATGTATCGGCATTCAATGTCACCGCCGAGACGGAGGAAGCGGTTAGCTTCGAGGCGACCATCCGCGTCAGCGGCGAACCCGACTTGACACTGGGCGAAAGCGCTGGCCTTACGAATCTGGTCATCAATGGTTCGGGCGGTTCGCTGTCGCCGGCTTTCGATCCGGGTACGATTTTCTACTCGTTTGACGGAGTGACCAGTCCGACCTTCACTGTCACCGCGTCGGCGCCCAATCATGAACTTCGGCTTTATGTAGACGGCCAATTCCAAGAAGCGCTGACGAGCGGACAACCTTCCAGCGCAATCGAATTCGGCCCAGCATCCAGCCGCAAGGTGACGGTTGTCGCGCATGAGAAAGGAAAGGCTTCCGTGGCGTATGAAGTTGTCGTTACTGCGGCGTAACAATGAAAATCCCGGGGGCAATCGCCCCCGGGGTCATTGTAATGCTTCAATGGTTTTTTCGAGTAGTTGAAGCGGGGATAAAGGGTTAACTTCCATACGAGCGCTCCGTGCTTTCGTTAGACTGGTCGGTGTATCTAATTTGAGGATGAGGGTAGTTTCAAATCCGGCCGGCATTGGTTGGGTGAGGATTGTAGATGCCCGAGCGATTCGACCGCCGTTTTCATCATAGAAAACAGCAACGATTTCAACCGGATTGGAGATGTCTATCTTAGCTAGGAAATCTACCGGCACATTATCTACTGTGCCGGTGTTGATTTCTAATTGTGAAAATCGGAAGTGCTCGTTCTCTATCGTGTCGATAACCATCTTGTCAATCGGCAAATTGAGGTTGCCTCCGTTGGTAAAGTACCAATAAGCCCCGACGATTGCGAGGAAAAATATGATTGGTCCGAATATACTTCCGATCTTTTTCTTTGGACGTTCTTTTTTCTTGGCCGGAAAATTCGGATCAAGCAGCCATTTCCCACAATTCAGACAGTATTTCTGATGCTCGGCATTTTCCTGCCCGCACATGGGGCAAATATAAATATCCATTTTCCCCACCTCAATTTCAGAATAAGACATCTTTTTCAAAATTTCTACCATGAAGGGGTTGATAAGAATGAGCAACAACAATGATATGGTAATCATTCAACTTGACCGCCCGCGCGAACTTCGGTTCGGCCACAAGGCGCTGAAAAATCTCGTGACGCTCACGGGCAAGTCGCTGGAGGAAATCGAGTCCGGCGGTTTCAATGATTTCGAACTCATCGAAAAGATCGTCTACTGTGGCCTTCTGCATGACGCGAAAGAACATGGTGAAACGCTGAAACTCGAAGACATGGAGGATCTTCTCGACCAAGCCCCGAGTTTCAAACATATTGCCGAGGCTGTCGGGAAGGCATTTTTTGCGGCATTTGGAGCTCCCGAGCAGGGAAACGCCCCCCAGTGAAGGGCGAAAGAAAACCCTTCGATTTCGAAGAAAGTTTGAGAGTTGCGCTCCGCGTGGGCATCAGCCTGAAGGACTGGGAATGGATGACACCACGGGAGCTTTTTCTGTACATCCAAGAATTTAACGAGCGGTTGAAAATGCAGCAGGAACTGGCCATCATTCAGGCCTATTACACAGCCGCATTCTATCGGGCCAGAAGGCTTCAAAACTTGGAAACCATATTGTGGAAATTCCGCGAAATGAACAAATCACAGAAAGCCCAGACGCCCGAAGAAATGCTGGCTTTCGCAAAAGCATATATGGCCGCACTCAAGGAAAGGAAGGGGTGACCGAACTTGGCGGTCGTCAGAAACCTCATGATCCGGATCGGCGCAGACTTCTCCGCAGCGCGCCAGACCATGCAAAACGCTACGCGGGAACTGAACCGTTTCAAAAATGACGCAACCAGGACGACGAGAACCGTTTCCGGCACAAAAGGAATCGGCGGGATCACGACTGAATTCCGCAATCTCGGCCGGACGGTCACTTCCTCCCTTTCGCAAATTCGCGGCTCTAAGGGTCTGGGCGGGATAGCGGCCGCGCTTGCTTCCATACGTCCGACACTCGGCGCTGCAACCTCTGGGCTCCGAAACTTCGCACTGGCCGCCGGCGGAGTGACGGCTGCTCTTGGGCCGGCAGGAATTGCTGTTGCGGGCGTGACTACGGCGGTAGCGCTTCTTTCCGCCGGATTGTACAAAGCCAGCCAAGCCGCCGTCCAATTTGAAGCCGACATCGGAAGACTGAACATCACCCTTCGCGACGGCGCAAGGGGATACATGGAATGGGCGCAAGCGCAAGGTTTGGGGAAGCAAACGGCCGTCGAGATGGGCGCGACGTACTCAAACCTGCTGGCGTCGTTCATTTCTGACACGAGAGAGCTTCAAAACGCCACGCAGGAACTGGTCCACGCGACGCGAGTGATCGCGTCCTACACGGGCCGGTCCATCGAAGACGTGTCAAATAGAATTCGTTCCGGTATGCTCGGATCGACGGAAGCCATCGAAGACCTCGGCGTGTATGTGAATATTTCGATGATTGAATCCACTGAGGCTTTTCGTCGATTCGCGGGGGACAAGTCCTGGAGCCAGCTAACTTTCCAGCAGCAGCAGCAAATCCGCCTGGCGGCGATCTTGGAGCAGACGTACAAACGGTATGGCAATGATCTGCAGAAAAACGTGATGACGAAGCAAGAAAGATTGCTTGAGCAATTCAAAGATGTGAAACTGCATTTGTCCCAGATGTTCCTGCCGCTTTGGGATGCCGTTCTCCCGGCGTTAACACGTTTCGGCGAGTCCCTCGCCTGGGTGACCGAGCAACTCGCTCGGTTTTTCTATGCCATCAGGGGATGGGACTATGATGAAATGACGCGGGGGACCAACCAGGCAACGGACGCTATCAACGATCAGGGCGATGCGTATGATGATCTGGCTGAATCCGCGAAAAAAGCAGTGAAACAGCTCGCGGCTTTCGACGAAATCAATCAGCTCGGTGATTTCGGCGACGGATCAAAAGGCGGAACAGGGAGCAGTGGCGGCGGTGGATTTCCCACACCGCCAGGAACACCCTCCGGCGGCGTGACTTGGGACTGGCCCGAGGTCCCGCCCGCACTCACGAAGCGGTATCGCATCGAATTCGACCCGCCGCGC